TCGCTCGATACCCAACTTGTCACGATTTATTGTGGGTTTACCACATTGATTCTGAATCATCCTTCACGGCTGGTTCAACCTTGGCCTTGTACAACTTTGGTGCGTTGAAGGCTTTTGATTTCTTTTCGCCATCACCGGTGTACTTGACGGTCAGTTTCGTTCCAACCATTGTCGATGCACCGATGGCTTGAGCTGCTTCACGGATTGCTTTAACCATGTTGCCTCTCGCCCAAAGGTTCCCGATGCCATCGGCTGTGTTCATGGTGAATACGAAGACGTATCGCACGTCGCCGTTGTCCCAAGTTTTGACTGTCCCAGATGGGTCACGGTCTTCGAGTTTCTTCACCTCGATTACCGTGCCGGTGTGGGTGTCGTTGACATTCTCAAACTTGAGTGCAGGATATTTACTGCCCCCGTCGCTAAGGAATATGTCTGTCATGATGCTTGCTCCTCTATGTGGAATTGATTGGTTTCTGGGATGTAGATCAGGTTCAGCAAGTCACGTGCGATGCCGTGACAAGCGTTAGCGAATCGCTGTGCTTGTTTCACGTCAAGGCAAGCTAAGGCTTCACCTGGTTTTGTGTATTTCTGCGAGGTGATTTGGGAACAAATGTCCTTCACCAAGTCTTCATCGAATTGACCTGAGTCGAACAGAAGGAATAACCCTCTGGCGATTTCAAACCTTCGAAGAGATTTTGTTTCTTTGAGGCTGATGCTGCGACCAGCAAGTTCGGCTTGCGTGATAAGCATCGCCATCCTTGCCCTGTCAGCACCTTGAATGCCGTTTAAGCGTTCACGGATATAGGTGACTGCTTGGTCGTCGCCTGGTTGGTCTAGTTCACGACCTTCAACGGCGTTCATGATGGCACCTCCTCAAATGCTTTGAGCTTGCGTTTGATTGCCTTCTTCATCGCTGGATCAGGGTCAAAGAATGGTGACGAATGCTCAGCCTCAACGGTTGTGATGGCTTGGATCAGTTTGTCAATCTGTTCCATCGTGCAGTTCTGCAACTTCGGCACATCATCAGGCCACATCAAGATCAGCAACTTCTGTGCTTCTTTTGGTAGTGCTGAGATGCGAGCCTTCATCCAATCCTGACGGGTTGTCAGGGCTAGAGAGGTGGAATCGTCTGCCTGTGGCATCGGATTTGCCACAGGCTCGACGACTCTCCGCTTCTCGTCAGAGAACTGATATGGCTTGAAGAGGTCTTTGCGTTTACGCCAGTCACGGGTTGCGAACGACATTTTTGCTGCTTCCCATCCTGCTTCAAGGTCAACTGTGTAGAACTTGCACGTTGCTTCGCCTGCTGGAAGATGGCAGATGATGCCTTCTTTCATGTCTAAGCCTTCTGGAAGTGCTGTGCGTTCGCCTGTTTTCCAGTCGTATATCCAGTCTGCGTGTGCATACATGGCAAGTTGAACTGCAATAGAGCCGTAGGAGTAACTAAGGTCTGTTCCTGTCTTTAGGTCAAAGATGCAGATTCGATTATCACGGGTAGTGACGATGCGGTCTGCTGTACCTGCGTACTCAAACTCATCGTTAATGAGTAGCACTTCAATCCATTCTTTGCGCATACCAAAATCCCAAGCTGCGATTGATGCAACATAGGTTTCAATATCAGCCTGCAATCCTTGAAGGATTTGTGGCTTCATACCCAGGTCTAACTGCTGGGTGATTGAGTGAAGTGCGGTACCAAGGTTTGCTCGTGAATATGCACCAGCAGCATCAATGGCATCGTTAGCAATCTTGTTTAGTTTGCTTCGATCATCTAATGCGGTTGATGCCTGAGCAAGCAGATCGGCTCGTTGAACGATACCGGTGATTGCCATCCGTGTTTTCCAATCAGCAAGTGACGATGAATCGTCCAATACTTTTGCGATTGTTGTGACTCGTGTGTAGCCACGTTCTTTGCCTGATGCAGGATCGCTAATTTTGTAGCGACCCCAACGGTCTTTTGGTGCTTCGGCTAATAAACTGAACTCGTCTGATGTTGTCATTCGCAGGCCTCCTAAAGCTTGGGAAATGTTTGGGATAGTGACGGTAGCAGGTTTTGCTACCTTGTCAAGCATGGTCTACTTCGGGGGTGTAACAGAGTTTTGATTCGGTTGGTCAAGCATAAGCATCAGTTCACCCCACACCTTCGCAGGCATGACTGCATACCAATCATCAACATTCATTGAACCTCTACGTTTGATAATGACGGTACCTGTCCACGCTTTAGCGTTCTCCATCTCCACTTCAAGTTCACGCAAATAGCCTGGTAGGTCAAACTTCTTTTCTGCTTTGACCTCGATACAGACACCAGGCATCCCGTCTATGTCGCCTCTGTCGTCTGTCCAACCTGCACGACTGCGTTCAGCATGAACCCAGCCAAGTTTGCGCAACCACTTCGCCACAGCAAGTTCAGCTGCGGAACCTTTACGCTTCTGAGGTGATGTCACCAGTACGCCTCCTAGACCGTTTCAACCGTTGACGCTCCATAGTAGTCGTACCACCCCAAATACCGACCTCATCGTTATCTAACGCAAACTTGAGACAGATTCGACGCACGTTGCAACCAGCGCAAAACAGTTTCGCATCAGCGATTGCGTTAGGTGAACCCTCGTTAAAAAATAAATCGGTTTCACCTCTGCATCGTGCCTTCTCTTGCCAGTCTGGTCGTTGAGGTCTGAAGGTGTTGTCACCGTCTGACCACATATCAACTACATGACCGCTACTCATTGGGCGGTTGGGTGACTGTTGCGTGAACGGGTTTCCATTCGTTGCCAATGGCGTTCTTGTGCTTCAATACGCAACTGTCGTTGATGTTCACGCACATTCAAGATGTGCAGATAGATGATTGCTGCGAAGTTGAGTGCGATGAATAGTTTCCATTCGAGCGGGGTTGCTGGTTGCGCATCTGGTAGGTCTTCTGCTGTTGGTAACAGCCAGAATCCCCACAAGATTCCCATTCCGATAACTGTTCCGATTTGCTTTTGTCTGTTTGTCATGATGCCCTCCTTTGGGTAGAAACGAACTTAGAACATAGTTGATGTGGTGTGGTGGATGGTTAGAGACTCCAATGGCGTAACCCGCCATTGTCGTAGAGATACTTGGCTACGGATAGGTTGCAGTCCACGTTGAATAGGCCATTGATGTCGGTGCCACAGATGTTGCGGGTGACTGTCTTCCAAGAGGAGTTGATTTGAACAAGCCCTAGGTCTTGGCTTCCGTTCCGGTTGAGTGTGGTGTTGTGTGCTTTGATTCTGCATCGTGATTCACGCCAAGCGATATAGCTGAATGCTTGAATCGGTAGACCGTGTTGAGCGAACTTTGGTTCCCATTGTGGGCATCGCTTGGACTTATCTTTTGGTACGCCTGTTGGCAGTATTTCGATGACTGTGGTCATCGGTTCACGGGTAAGTTGGGTTTGAGTGGATGGGTGGGTTTGGGTGGGTTTGGGTTGGGTTGCGAAGGCGGTGCCTACGAAGAGGGTGGATAGGGCTATGAGGCTTGCTGTGATTATGCGCAAGTGGTTTCCTTCCGTTTGTCCGATAAATAACGCACACCCAAGGAGGGGAAGGTGTGCGGGTGTTCAAGCCCAATGAAGGCGGGCGAACGATCCGTGATTCAGTCTAGCCGTTTGGCTGGTATTTGGTTTGGTAGTAGAGATTGAGTGCTTCTCTGACGACTTCTGCCTTAGACATCTGATATTCGGTGCATTCCTCATTGATCCAATCAATGGTGTATTGGGGAAGGCGAACTGTCAGGGTTGGGTATTGAGGGGGATGATGAGGGTTGCGTATTGAGGTCATCGTGCGAGGATTTCTGCTTCGTGTGCATCGTCTAAACATTCGTTGCACTCATCGTGACTGTTCATGACGCTTGCGTCCATGTGGATTGAGCAAACGATGTTGCCATGCTTATCTGTATAGGTGTTCATGCGCTGTACCTGCATGATTCGCAAACGCTCTTGTCATGACCAACAATTTCGGCAAACTCAGTTACTTCTGCTTCGGTCATTTTGAACCATTTGGTCATTGAGGTTGTGATGGTCTTTGCTGACTTGCGAGTGGCAAGCCTGCTTGATGCTTCCATTCCGAGATGCTTTTCGCAAGCGATCCGACCATTTAGGTCTTCCCAAAATGCCATTGTCTTTACTGCTTCCATGATGTCCCTCCTTGGACTATCAGCAAGTGGTTCCTGCTGATAAGTCAAGTATACGGATTGTAAGACAAATAGCAAGCATTATTTCAAGATTTTTTTGACCCTTTATCTATAAGGGTTTGCGGGGCTAGACCAGGGATATTCTTGGTCATGACCTTCATATCCTGCACCATCGCCACCGGAATACACAGCACCCCATCCACGTCATCAGCGTCAGTCTTTGACTGGAATATGGTGATGTGGTCTTCTTTGCCACCATCGCTAGTAGGGAGCAGGAACCCACAGCTGACGACCTCGCAGGGGTCGGTGCCGATGTCGTCTATTGGTGTCCATGTGTCGGTTGCAGAATGAGCGTCATGCCATCTCACCACAACCATCGTCCTCATCTCATCGTGCGACATAATCCCGTCCTCTCCACCTAGCCCAACCGTCACGAATAGGAACCATCTCAAGATTAAACTCACCATCACCAGGCACATACTCAACAACTGAGAGTCCTTGTTGCCAGTCTTCAGCTCGATACAACGGGCGACCATCCAAGTCATGTCCTCCACGTGTTGAAGGAACAGCACCATCGATGCGAGCCAAACAACCAGGCGATGCAGCGAGAATTGTTCTTGCTCCGTCGTGGTCATCCCGTGTGCGTTCAGCCCATTCTCGTCGGTGGATGTGACCGTAGATGACAGAGGTTTTAACTGTCGCAAGATACTTGTGGGCAGTACTTCCACCGGAGGCAACCTTGTCACCATGAATGACATGAAGACGCTGGTTGATCCAATGCGCACCCGTCGGATAACCAGGCAGATACTCAACCCCATAGTCGTCAAGGTTGCAAAGATACGGCACCGACATCACAGGCCACTCGTCAGGACGCAAACCACGCCTCAACCCGAACGCTGCACCAGCACCGTCAAGGATGAAGTTGCCGAGCCGTTCCTCATGGTTGCCTGCGATCCAAACGATTCGAGCGTCTGGGGCTAGTTTGCGGAGCTGTGCGCACAGCTGACTAGCCCTGTCAATCGCTGCTTGAGTAGTGCGAGCGAACGCTGGGGTGTACCGATATTTGCCAAACTCACAGAGGTCTAAGTTGTCGCCGACTAGAACGATTTGGTCAGGCTTGGACGCTTTGACGATTTGTAATGCAACGTCTAAGGCTTGCTCATCGTGGATTGGTTCAAGGTTGTTGTCGTGTGACCTGAAGTATCCGAGTTGCATGTCTGGTAGGACGACTGCGACTGCGTAGTCTCGTTGCGGTGTCTTCGTTGCCTTCGTTGTAGGGAGCGCATACTTCTTGCCTTGTTGTATAACAGGCCACGCAGGATAATAGTTGTGCCTAATTTCATTGAGTAATGACATTGGCAGCCCTATATCGTGTGATGACTGACGGAGAGAGCTTTATCTGTCGGGCTTGTAACGCTTTAATGATTTGGGTCGGACGAATCGTCGGATCATTCAACGCATCAATCAGGTCTCGTCCATCGGCTTCACCGAGTTTGGCAAGAATGAAGTCAATGCTTCCGCTGTTACCAACGGGCTGTCCTTTAATTTCGCTTAGGAACTTCCCCACCTGTAGCCTCCTTGAGATGCCAGTCGATATGCGAATCTAACTTACTATCAATTCGCTCCACTTTTCCACCGACTGACCGCAGGATTTCCATGACGCTTGCATGGTCGTTCGTGTTTTCTTTCCGTACCTTCAACAGAATCGTAGTAATGATTCCACCAACAGCGGTGACCAACGCTGCGAGGACAACCTCCACGTCACGCCTGCACCTTCGAAGCCAGCCAAGCCTTCACACGCTCCGGCTTATTGTCGCCAGCAACATAACGAAGATGCCAAGGCTCACTAGGAACCACTTCCCACGAGAACCCAAACGACACAGCGTTCTTCTTCAACCATTCCAACCGTTTCCCGTTGGCGTTCGCAATATCGACTGCGATACCGAGGTTGTGCTTTGATGTGCCAGGGGTAGCAAGTGGTGCCATGCCCTTCTTGAGATACCAGGCTTGACCTTTGTAGACCTTCGGCTTCACGTTTTTTATAGGTTCTAGTTGGTGCCTTTGATAGAAGCCATACTCCTGAGTTTCCAAACTGCGATATGTATCGGCTTGCGAAGTCGGAGATAGGTCAATTCCTTCAGCGTTTGCAGCAGCATCCATCGCCTCATACGCATCAGCAGCGCAATGATGCAACTTGCCTTTGCCCTCAATGGCTCGAAGCAGTTTTGGTGGCAACTTGCCAGGCACAGCGTTCTTCAAACATGAACACAGCACAACAGGGATGATCGGCAGGTCAGAGACCTGCTTCTTGGCTGAGGCCATTACTTAGCCTTGCCGAATGCTTCCGAGATTTCCTCTTTGGTGAGAACACCATCGGATGACCAAGCACGAAGAAGGGCTTCGGTGACTTTTGCTGCTGCAACGATACCTGCGATTGCTGCTGCCTTCCAGAGTTCCACGTCGAGGACTGCACCACCGGCAACAGCAGCCAAAGCTGATGAACCGAATACTGCAACGATACGAAGGATGAGGGTCTTGAGGGTTTCCATTAGTTGTTGTCCTTATTGGTGTATGCGCCGATGAAGTGCAGAACGAGAGCTGCTGCTGTGAGCCAGATCACGATCTGTTGCAACTTGCCAGACAACGTGAGAATCGTGGTGACTGATGCTGCGATTGTCCATATCAACGCATGGAACTCACCCCAAAACTTCATCACCGAATCCTTCGTGCTGGTGCAGGGGCTACCGTCAAGAATACAGCACCCAAAGCAATCAGCGCACGACGAGTGCTAACTGGCACAGTCGAGTTGAGTGGAACATAGTTGTCTGCGAAACCTTGGAAGATATTCAACACAGACTCAAACGCTTCACGCACCGAGTTCGGTGCCTCCTGCACCGCTTCAACTACCGCTTCGGCTTCGTCGGGGCTGAGTTCGGTTGGGGCGATTTCGCTGAAGAGCTGTTCGGCTTGGTCGGTGGTGATGTTTTCAAGTACGGCTGGGGAGGTGATGAGCAGGGTGGCTTGGCTGGTGTCTAGGTCTTTGCTGAGGACTGATTCCACGATGGCTTCTATGGCCTCTGTGGACGCTTCTGAGAGGGCTTCTAGGGTGTTTAGTAGTTCTGTTTGTGTTAGCGGTTCTGGCTCGTCTGTGGGGGCTTGTAGCGTTGTGGTCACATCTGGTTGAGTTGTGGTCACGGGAGGGAGGGTTGATGTCGTTGTTGGTGGATTTGTTGTCGTTGTCGTGGTTGTTTCTAACGGAGGCGGGAGCGTTGTGGTGGGGACTGGTTCTGGTTCCGTTGTGGTGGTTGTCGTTGTTGTTTCGGGAACAGTAGTTGTCGTTGCCGGTGGCACATAAACCGTCGTCGTCGTGGTTGTTACCGTTGGAACATAAACCGTCGTGGTCGTTGTTGGGGCTACAGTCGTTGACGTACTTGTCGTCGTTGAGCTAGTTGAGGTAACCGTTGAAACTGTTTCTTGGATTGTTGTTGTTGTTTGTGGTGGTGCCGTTGTGGTTGTTGGGACGGACGTTTGAGGAAGACTCGAACTCGTAGTTGAAGAAGTTGTAGTTGTTTCTTGAACTGTCGTAGTAGTCGGGTTGGTGACAGGGACAGTCGTTGACGGGACAGTAGTAGTAGAGGTCGTCGTCGTTGTTGTGGATGAGGTTGTAGATACCCATTCACCCAAGCCTAATGTCAACCCTGTAATCGTGAGGTTGCCTGGTTGGCAGCATGAGTCAGTCGAGTACTGCTGGAATGCGAACACATCGCCAGCCTCAACCTCAATCAGTCCTGATCCGGTGGCGTTGTTCTCATTGGTCAGCTTCGTCACAACTCCATTGAGAATGATTTGTGGAGGGTCATACGAAGACCCATCATTGGTTTGATACGCCCATTGGAAACCGAGTTCGTTTGTCTCCTCTGGGATGATGGCCTGCATCCGAACATAATGAGACTTACCAGCACACGTCCCACCATCAGCACCCGTGAGTTTGAACCCACCCTCAACCGGCTCAACCGTGCCACCCTGCTCAGCGAGACAAGACTTCGAGAACTCCCAAACACCAAACCCATCAGCCTTCGCTGACGATGATGTGATTAGAAAACCTAGTAGCGCAGGAACAAGGACTAACCAGCGACTACGGCTCAGGAATCTCAGGAGCAACGAAGGTATCCGACTCTTCGCTATATGCAAAACCTATTCCAGCGTAAGCCCCACGAAACGACCCTGAATAAGATGTTTGCAACCATTCGCCTTCAATACCGAGTGAGGCGATGAACGCTTGACCTACTGGTTCTGATGCGGGGAAGTCTCCACCACCGCAATCGCTGTTAGCGACAACAATGACTTGTTCGACTGTTCCGTTATTTAGTTTTGCAAAGTGAGCCATTAGTTAAACCTTCCAACGAATGTAAACAATTCCAGACCCGCCAGCACCACCAGCGTTTACTGCATTAGCTGAACCACCGCCACCGCCTCCGCCTGTGTTTGCTGATGCTGTTGATCCTGCGCTGTTAGTTCCACCGGCACCGCCAACGGACGAACCGCCAGCACCACCAGTAGTACCACCGCCACCACCGCCACCACTTTTGAATAATGCTGACCCGCCAATAAATGCGCTGACATCATAGCCCGCACCGCCAGCACCGCCTGTTGTTGTGACACCGTTATTGCCTACTGCTGTTGCTCCACCGCCACCACCACCGCCGTTTGTGTCTGATGCAGAGTTTCCGCCTGCAAAACCGCTTACGCTTGGCGCCATTGATGGCTTGCCCGTGTTGCCGACATACCCACCGCCACCGCCAGAACCACCCATTGTGCTGAAAATTGCTTGAGCAGAAAAACCTTGTCCGTTACCACCACCAGCAACCGACAAAGATCGAGCGGTGTTATTCAAACTGGATGAACTACCTGTTGCGTTAGCTGCACCACCACCACCGATTGTTACGGTTTGGTTTGCGCTTAAATAAACGGTTGCTTGCGCAACTCCACCAGCTCCACCACCGCCACCGATAGCACCACCGCCACTTGAAGTACCACCAGCACCACCACCACCACCGCTAAAAATAAGCACATCAAATAGACCTGCTTTAGTTACCGTAAAAGTTCCGGTTGCTGTTATTGAAGCAAAAGCATAAGCAGTACCACCAACAGTTGCAGTACCAGTAGCACCACTTGCAACACCATAACCAGTTGACAGATCAACCCATGCTGAACCGTCATAAACCTGCAACGATGTTGCTGTCGAATAGGCAACCATTCCGGCTGATGGGGTTGGGATGGCTGAGGCGCGGGCTGCGGTGCCTGCGAACACCATCACGGATTGATCCATGAGATATCCGTTTACGTCTGCTGCGTTTAGTGTGTCGCCAGGCGACCATTCTTTTCTTCCAAGTCCAGCCATGATGCTCCTACTTTACACGCTCACCCAGGCTGTGCCGTTGTACACGACGAAACCTGTTGCTGTTGAATATGAAACCATTCCTGCTGATGGTGAAGGAATCGCCGATGATCGTGCAGCTGTACCAGCGAACACCATCACCATCTGATCCATGAGATAGCCGTTGACATCTGCTGCGGTCAGCGTGTCTCCAGGCGACCATTCTTTTCTTCCAAGTCCAGCCATAGTTCCTACAGTCTAGGCGACAGCAAAATCTGTGTCATCAAGCGGTGAGCCAACGAAACTCGATGTCAGTCCCCATGTGGCTGTGCTAGTTGAAGCATCTGCTGTGCCGTTCCATGCTTGTTCGGTGAGCGTGTAGCCCGTGTATGGCTCTGAATAAGTACCATCAAAATAAGGCAACAATGTTGAACCCGTTTCAAAGAGTGCGCCGTCAGCATAAGTTGTGCCAGTTACCGTGTTAGTAAGTCTTACAATGTTTACTTGGGCAAACGAATACCCAACTGGGCAAGAACCAGTTGCGCTGTACCTAGTCCAAGTATTTGCCGTGATAAGTGCTGAGGTTCCACCCGTGTCGGTAACTGTTCCGCCAGTAACAGCCGTAGCCCAACGAATGTCAACTCTGTAATCGTCAGCATTATCTGTAAATAAATAAACTGATGCCGTATATGTTTGACCTGCTACAACAGGAATACGAAAAGAACCAGCACCAGGGTTATATACCAAAAGAGGTGACGCCAAAGTTGATGGGTAGTCCCACTTTATAGATGCTGTGCCAAACAAATATTGCAAAGTGCTTCTTACACCTGTTGAACCTGTACCCGAAACAATCCAGCCTGTTGCATTTGTTTCTAAACTAGGGTTTGTTGCAAGGTTGGTGCGTGTCGTTGTAGTGGTGTAACCGCCAACAATGAATGGTGACACCAACTGCACCTGACCCAACCCCAAAAACACCTCATGACGTGACGGGGCGATCTGATGCCGAATGGATTCAACCACCACGTTCTGTCGAACCACCGAAGGCGTACCAACAGCGAACCGTTTCTCCACCGCCAAAATATCGCCAATCTCTAACGAGGCCATCAACTCCTGCTGAGCCGAAGACAACCCGTTCAACAACACACTTGTTTCATTGAACACCACCTCTGGTGTCTGATACCTGCCCAGCAAAGCCACAGCCAAAGCCGAACCAGCAGCATCATTCACCAACGGCAAATTATTCAACGCAAAGTTCTTGATGCCATACTCAGCCTGAGAAGCCGTACCATTCACCACACTCAACACACTTGAACCTTGCACCTGAACCGAAATACGATTCAACACAGTCTCAGCCCCATACAAATTATTCAACGAACGAATCGGAACATCCGTCACCGCAGTCCCACCCAACACCGCCACAGCCGTCCCAAACGAAACCTGCACACGAGGATCAAACACCAACATCCCATCACGAGACGCATAAAACCGACCATTCTCCGAAACCTGCAAAGCCTGCAAAGCCTCCAACACGTTCGCATTATCCTCATACGCAACAGTCCCAACCGTTGCCAACCCAGGGTTAATCTCACGCAACGCAGTTGACCAAGCCACCTCATTCCTAGACAAGATTGCGTCAACCCGCTCAGACGTAAGCTGTTGTGATGGGTTGAACCCGACAAGGTTTGTCTGGGCTAACTGTGCCAAAGCGTCAACAGCTAAAACCTGTGCAGATGACAAGTTCGGCTCATCGTATTCAATGTTTAAGTCATAGATGTAACCCTTGAACATCGCAGCCGTTCCAGCCGAACCACCATAAACCTCAATCGCTCGACGTGGGGCAATACCCAAGTCTCCCTGATACCAAGGTGAGTCTGTGTTCAACGGGTCAAATGACCTGCCAGATGCACGGTCATCAGCGAGGATGGCAAGCGTTCCGGTGTTGAATGTGTCTAGCTGGTTTGTGCGTCCACGATTGATCGTGATGTTCTGAACATACTCAGTAATATCTACGAACTCTGTGGAACCTTCTAGGGTGTCCTCACCATCAAGAAGGCTGGAGTCAAGTTTGAAGATGTTGGTCTTGAATCCGACATCCAAATTGACCTTAAGGGTTTCCCCCCATACCGCAGTCCTAGCCATTACAGAGTTCCGATAGAACCAAACGAGAATTGTCCACCGGAGAAGAGTAAGTATTCCTTCAAATACTGCTCAATCTCCTGACCAACCTGAATGCCACTAGCACCCAAACCAGCATTGACCTCGATGTTGACATTCCCCATACCGCCACCATTAAACAGGCTTCCAGCATTATTAGCCAAAGTACTATCAGGAACAAGGTTCGCCATCGGGTTAGGCATCCCACCCAAAACCTTCGGATACTTCTTAATCAAATCAGCTGTCGCCTGCAACGACTTATTGAACTCATCCTGAGCAGTCTTCGTGTTAGTGACCGCATCTTCCCAAGCCTCATACGCTGAAATCTGCGCACGAGTCGCATCCTCAACTTCACGCAACGCTTGGTCATAAACAATCGAACCAACAGTTGCACCAAAGATTGCCTCATTCAGCAACCGTTGCTGATCATTCAATTCCTTAGTGGATTCAATTTGTGAATCAGTAGCATCCGACACCGACAACTTGGACTCAGCCAAACTAATCTCAGCACGACGAATATCCATCGGTGAAGAAGCAGGATCTTTACGAACCTCAGCAAGATTCTTCTCAGCATCAGCAACAGAGAACACAGCCTCCTCAACCGCATAAACAGCCCGCTCCTGAGAACGCTGAGCCTTAGCCAACTCAGCCTGCGCAGCCAACGCCTCCGGTGAACCCACACCAAAACCACGCTCAATCTGAGCCAACCTAGCCTGAGCGTTAGCCAAGTCCGTATTCGCATCAGTCAACGACGTGAGAGCTTTACCCTCAGCCTTTTGAGACTTATTAAACCTGTCCTTAGCTTTTGTGCTTTTATCCAAAGCACCTGTATATAGTTCCAACTTTTCTTTAGCCGTCTTAAGAGTCTTAGCAGCACCGGTAGTAGCAGCACCAGTATCGTTGCTTGCTTCTTCGAAAGCGTTCAATTCTTTAGAACCAACCTTCAAAGTTCCGTTCACTTGATCGAATCTTTCGTTGACGGCCTGTAACTGTGTACTGGTCAAACCAACCTGTGCGCCAAGTTTCTTAGTATCCAAAGTGATTTTAGGGATATTGGGAACTAGCGGAATCTTGTTGAATACGTCGATGAGAGTGTTGACCACCGACACAGCGATATTGGCTAACGCTGTTTTCATCTCATCAAACTTGCCAACAAAACCCTTCACAGCATTAACAGCGATGTTTGCAATACCTTTAACAAAGGCAACAAACAATCCTGGAATAGCAGCAACCAAAGCCACAACTGCACCAGCAAGGCCAGCGATCAACTGTCCACCAATCGTCAGAGTCCACTTAATCAACGAACCAGCAAGTCTTGCACCCATAGCAAGAACGGCTGGGATTCCGTCTGTGAGTATGAACTTGCCAATAGTGGCAATCATGTCAACCAACTGTGGAGGTAACTGACGTGCAGCTTTACCAACAAAACTGGCAAGCGTGTCACCCAAAGACTGAACAGCAGTTACCAACTGTGGCAAGCCCTTCGTATAAATCCATTGGTAGCCAGCCATCAAAAACTTAGTCAACTCGTTAATGAACATGGGGATTCGAGGCTCGATCCAACCGGTCAAAGAATCAGCAAGTTGACTGATACCGGCAAACAGCATCGGCAAACCTGAAGTCCCAATCCATTCAACAGCCTGAGTGATGAGTTGCCCCAACGCCTCTAGGACTTTCGGTGCTGCCTCTTTTAAGTTAGTGGCAATAAAATCAAACCCGCCAGAAACCCCACCCTCCTCTAAAGCGGTGCCAAAGTTTCGGAATGCTGGAACAACTGATTCATTCAAGAACCCGACAGCACTAGCCAAAGCTGGAAGCAACGCAATTCCAACCGCTGTGGACAAATCCTTAAAATCGTTCTGTAAAGCTTGTAGTTGACCTTCTGGTGTATCTCGAAGACTTTCGTTGAAACCCTCATAGGTAGAACCCAAGACTGCAACCAAAGCAGCAGCTCGTTCGCTTTCTGTGCCAGATTTGATTGTTTTCTTTGTTGCATCATCAAGGACGAAACCAGTCTTGGTTAGTGAAGCAAAGTTCCCCTGCAACGCTTGGGCTAGTCCGTTGGTGGATGATTTGAAATCGTCCGCTGTGGCACTAGCACCTTTTTCTGCTGTTACATAATCAAGAATTGCGGGGGTCAGCGTTTTGATTGTGTCAACTGAAAGGTCAAAGGTTGCTAACTGTGCCTGGACAACCGAGGTAGTACCTGCCGAAACAACACCAAGATTCTGTAACGCTTTTGCTTGTTCGTTTAGAGAATCAATTTGCTCATCTGATGCACCTGTGGTGGTTTGTAAGATTTGCCTAAGCCTGTTTTGCTCTGCCTCTGATTCGATAGCAGCCTCAACCGATTTATATAAGGCAGCACTAACAGCGGCGAACGCTGCGGTTCCTGCGACAGCAACCGCTTTGAAAGACGGCATGACGCTCTTGAACTTTGAACCAAGGTTTGTGTCAACCTGTTTCCCTAAAGTGCCTAGGTCATCACCGACTTTTTTGATGCCTTTAGTGGCAGCAAGCGTATCGGAAATAAACTTAACAACGAACGTCCGCTCACCAGCCATGCGACGATTCTACTCAATAACAGACAGCCCATTCCGCAAAGCAACAAACTCGTCAAGCATCGCAGAATACAAAGCCTTCTCAGACAGGCCATCCCAACGAGAAATATCTACAGGCTCATTCCACCAAGCCTCAGACAATATCTCTGCACCAGCACGAGGCGCACGAGGCTGACGCACCTGCTTTGATCGAGGCGACACAGGGTTGATGACAGGTTCAACATCCAACCTGAACGACGAATCCAACAACACACCATGACCCTCATGGAACTCAAACGGCTGATTCGGTGCATGCTGTGGCAGATAGAAAATACGAGCAGGGTCTTTGGTTGCCTCGTCACCACGCAGGTTGATTCGCTCATGCAACTCCTGCCACACCACCCGCCACAAAGACGCAGGCACCTTCTCCGCTAACGGCAACACCAAGTGATAGTGAGGGTCATCCAACCGATGCGAATAAGTCGAATACGCAAACCACTCCAACCCATCCAACCGCGCCTCATCAAACGCTTCACCGTCCATGTCCACCACAAGGGCTTCCACAGACCTGACGTTACGGTTACCACGAGTCGTACCCTGGTCATACTCAACCGGAGACCACAACGCACCCGCAGCCTTGACAGCATTCTCCTCATGGAACGACAACAGCTCCTTGAGTTGCTCCCAAGACGAAGCGAACCGCTTCGGATAAATAGACTTCACATCCTTAAACAGAACTGCCATAACCCCTCCTACCTAGAGGGTACAGGAAACCCAGCCGAAGTCAAGCCTTATCTTTGAGGGTGTTCAACACGTTCTGAATAGCGTCCAGATATTCTCTAGCGATATTCTCTTTTTCCTTACGGACAGTAGGCCAAAAGAAGTAACCAGACCTATAACGATGCCTCAAGAATTGTCTTGTTGTTGGTCTAGCCCCACCACCGAACTCGGCACCAAAGAACACGTCGCCTCTGGTCACGGGTTTCTTGCGGTTCTTGCTCGGATTGGACTTAGAAATGAATGGCGATTTATGGCTGAGAGAAGCCGTAGGGATACGGTCAGACCTTGCCTTCATTCCTCTCATCACCTGAATCGCTTGACGAGAACGTGTCACAGTCGCAGCTTCAGCCTTGGCCTTGATGATTATATTCGCTGCGACCTGGCGGGATGCTTTGCGCATCTCTTTATCAAAGTTTTCATTCGCTTTAGAAGCCTCACGCAAGAACTTTGCAATACCAACAATCTCGATGGCATCGTTGCCACCTGTGATTGTTACTTGTCCTGCTCTACCTATTGCTTGCGCCATAACAACAGACTACCTGTTCAGATGAATTGCTCTCCAACGCAAATAAGCGAACATCGTGAAAATCATTCGAGGTGATTCTGTCAGCAAAATTGAAGGGGCGATACCTGTCTCAACAGACAGGTACGCAATCATCCAATGGGCTGACTGATCTCCAAAGGGACGATCACAGCTTGGTCAGCATCACCAATCGATAAAGACTCAACGTCGTTAATCCAAGAATCAAAATCCAAGCCCGTCTTCTTCTGACGATATTCAGAATGCCAACCAATAAAAGCCAAGTCTGTAAGCGTTAGTTCTGCTTCAAACTTTGCGACACTTCGGTTGAACTTGTTTTCAAAAGCGATGAAGTCAGGAAACGCAGCAACAACCGTGCGAGTCTTCTGATCCAACGCCGATGTGACCTCTAGTGCTATCTTCATTTTTCCTCCGCAGGGTTAAGGGTTACTTAGAAAAGATTATGCTCCAGAACCAGTCTTGGTTACGTTGCCGTCAATAGGGTAAGTGATTGACGCTGTGGCGATGTCGCCTACAGCACCATTCACGCTTTGCCAAGTTAGGGGCAGAACGTTAAACGCATATTGCGGATTGGTGCTTGAAGCGGAAGCAGTTCCGTTTGGCTTAACCGTCATCGCTACAGCAGTACCCGCAGCCCAAGCGTCATAGAACAACTTCTCAATCGTTGGGTAATCCTGATGCAACTCAAGAGTGATCGAGTTGTCTGCAAGACCTGCGATACGAGTAACCGCACCACCCGAACCGAAACTAGTTGTAGCTACTTCAGCCTTGGTCAAATCCAATGTAATTGAAGCTACATAATTTGAAATATCGGTGTTAGCTGTGCCGAAGGTGACCGCTACGTTTGTGAGAACTTGCTTTGCCATGTTTGATACTCCTGCCTTCCGGCACTCGAAGAATTACTAATGAAACTATACACGCCAGCAGGACGACGAATCAACAGACTAAGCGTACACCACCACACGGAAGTCAACCATCAGATACGTTGCATCGTTGCCATCCATCGTGGAGATATTCGAAGCAGACTCAACCAGCAAGTTCTGCACAACCCCACCCAAAGACCTGTCAGCCTCCAACGCTGCACGAACCGAAGTCGTACCCTCATAAGACAAAAAGCCATCCAAAGCCCTCTGAGCTGTGCGTTCCGCTGACCTACCCACAACTACAGAAACCACGAAGATATGGGTCACTAGCCCGCCACGCATCGCCCCGTTGTAGGTGATTGAATCCAACATAGGCCAAGCGAACGGAGCATTCAGATTGTCTGGTTGCTGGGCATAAGCCCGTAAGCCTGGGATCGTGGCAAGCGCGTTAGAGATACCAGTCTTAATGTCGGTGACTGAGTAACTCATGCAAAAATCCGCATACGACGATAAGGCTCGACTAACTGAGCCATATCAGGGTCAAGGAATCGAGACACACGAATCGCGCCCAAGTCACCGAACCCAGCCACACCAAGAGGCGAGTCGTAGCGTTTGAAGATGCGTGAAGCCTGAATGATTGTGGCTTGCGTGATTGGCTCCGGCACAGAAGGCCAACCGAACACAGCAGTCACTTGAACCAAAGCCTGCTCACCATAGTTCGCATTCACAGTTGGGAACAGATAATCGCCAACAGCACGAATCTTGTCGTAGCTCCACTCCAACCCATCAAGGTTTCCGTTCAACGGTTCCAACTGATAATCAGAACGACTCCAAGTAATGTCAAAAGTTCCGTCAGCCTGCGACGAAGTTTTCAATGTGATAGCAGTCCCAGCGATGTCATCAATGGAACAGTAGAAAGAATCCTCAGCCTGATACACACGCGCTGCCGTACCACTCTGCCAGAACTTGCGGTTGCAATAACCATCAATCAGACGTGAAGCAGCCCCAACACAGTTATCAATCAAGTCGTCATCAAGGGTGTCAGCGGTACCGATGCGGAGAGCTGCTTTGACCTGATTGCGTGTGGCGTAGCCATTGGTGATCGTCATGGTGTTCCGATTCTAGTTGATTGACGCAGCACCACGATATGGAACACCCTCAAGGGAATAGTTCACGAACGGGTTCAACGAATACACCTGACATGAATACACATCCCACAGACGTTGCTTCATCGCTCGAAGGTGCATCTCATATAAAGCAAAATGCAAATCCCCTGGCACATACCCATCCACCCTGTCACGACCACCCAGCGAACCACAGTCAGCCCCAACCAACACAATGAACTTCGCTCCCATGTGCGCTGCAAGGTGCATCGCCCCATGAATGCTTGATGAGCCGATAGTCAACTGACCAGACAACACAGGCCAATCTTTTCCATGCGGGTCAAAGGATGTGCCTGGTCTGCCGGTACGAGTACCGAACGTGGTGATGTTCGGCATAAACCCACCGAACGACCCATCAGTTCCATGCTCTCGCTCAGGGGTAAAGACACCGATACAGTCCTCACGCACAGCCTCACTCTTAGCGTCCTCGTGGTAATGACTGAAACAGTAGTAACCCTTCAACCCGAATACTGAGCCAACGAAGTTGACTGCGATGGTCAGCTTGTCGTCAAAGAAGTCTGGTGTCAGATAGTCAAGTGTTGCACCTGAGCCAAGAACATAGATGGTCTCGCCTTCATGCAAGTTGTAGTAATCGTCTAACGGGTCACGCTGTGTGTCTAAATGATCGAAGTCACGATCAAGCATGTGGTCATAATTTAATCCCATCCCAAATCCCTTCTTCGTGTTAAATCCCAATGACCCGCATCGGGAAGACCTGATTGCCAACGCATCGCATGAAGCGCACCATTGGCAGAAAAACTTTTCGCATTCTTTTCTTGTAACTCTGGTGCTGATAAAAGCGTAGACGAATTGTCGTGAACTATCCCAGCGTCAGAAGTCCAGAATTGCACGTTGAGCCGTTGCGCACGTTCCTGAAAATCGTTGTCCTCAAAGTAGGCGGGAACATAACATTCCGAAAACAATCCAACCTTGGCAATCACTTCAGACCCAATCCATGCACAAGACCAACCAGGCTGAGCCTGAGTCAATGTCACCGAATCAGGTTTGCAATCGTTATAGAAGACTTCTAACTGTCCAGGCTCGAAGAACGCATCAGAGTTCAAGATGATCCAACCGTCAGCGTGAGGCGTTGATTTGATACCGAGGTTCCATGATGGCGCGACACCGAGGTTCGTTGGCATAGACCAGACGTGATAGTTCTTGACATCGCGACGGTCAATGACCCAAGGGTAATCGTGCAACGTGGACTGACCACCATTGTCGATGACGATGAGTGTCTCCACCGGATAGTCGATGGACTGCAAGCAGCGTTCTAGTAGGTCATACCTGTTTAGGACGGGGACGATGATGACTGGCACCATTCCGACAACTCCTTCATGATTGGCTTCCAATGGCTCTCAAATACGGCATCAGCTTCATATTGGCTGGCAAAGGCCACAGCCTCGTCTGACACGCCTCTAGGGGCTTCGTAGGCCTCAATCAGAGCCTCCACGATGGATGGCACCTGTGGGGTGCAGAACCACGACTTCTGATGGCTATCCCAGAACGGCTGGATTGCCACAGCTGACCCAACCCCAACCAACTCAGGCTGAGCGGTGTAGTCAGAAACGATGACCCGTGTACCGCAAGCCTGAGCCTCGATAACAGGGATACCGAAACCTTCACCCATCGAGCAGGCCAACAGCACATCCGAAGCGGTGTACAACGCTGCTAACGCTTGCTGAGGGAAACCAGTCCGATACGCATACGGGTCAACAATCTTGTATTGCTCAGGCTTCACACCACACGCATCGAGCAGATGCACAAGGTTGATACCACCCATCGCACCATCACGTTCTGTGTGCAGATACAGCAAAGCATCAGGACGGTCTTGAGCAAAGATTGCGAACGCCAGAATGTTTTCACCGAAAGATTTGCGTGAAGGGTTCTGACCTTTGTTCGCAGCGTTCATCATCACAACAAACCTGTCCTCATCCACCTCCATCAACTGTCTGCCGGTGAACTCGCCACGAGTATTCGACAACTTGTGTGTAGGAACAAACACCTTCTCAAAAGCATGAGGCGCATACATCGCATCAACACCCGCATTCTGCAACATGTCCAAACCAAACTTAGACATCGCAATCGGTTTCACATTCGGACGCTTACACCAAGCAACCACCTCTGGTGGGCAAGGCGCATGGTCAATCGGAACCCACGAAGCGATATTAGGAACCTGCTCCAACGACGGGGACTTCAAAACCCACACATCAAACAACGTCATCAACATCGCAGGAATCTCACGATTACCATTCGCCCAATCCATCCAATGCGCAACCAGCACATCATCAGAATATGGGGACATCCCTCGTGGATAAAGTTTTATGCCATTCCACATCGAAGCCATACCCTCAATGCCGTACATCGCATGGATTGCTACTTCGTGTTTTTTGATGAGTCTTTGGACGACTTGCGCTGTCTGGGTTCCGTACCCTGTTGGGGCGAACGGGGCGTTCGAGTACCAGAGGATTCGTAACGATTCGGCATTGGTAAATCTGCCAGCTCTGGCAAGTGCGCTATTCCCCTGTGGAGCAACAACTCCGCTTCCAGGTCTGGTAACTCGACCGGAGTGTTTTTTATTATTACGAGCATTACCCACCATTCTCTCCTTCGCAGGTCGCAGGGAATAAAAAGAAATGAGGGTAGGTCGCCCTGCGTGTTCGACCTACCCTCAAACTTACACCGATATTGCTATCGGTTGCACTACCTCAAACCAATTATGGCTGGAGGAGGTGCTTGATGTGTGATGTCTGTGGCAGATCGCCGTCAGCGCGGAATGTTGCGCGGAAGGTGACGAGGCCTTGATTGAAGGCGAAGTCATCTGAACGATCCAAACGAAGTCCACCAACCGTGCGCACGAAGTACGAAGGTAGGTGACCAACGATGACAGACTTGGTTCCCGTTGCTACGTCAACCATTGAAGGGTTCTCGTAGATTGGCTTACCAAGCAACATGTCTGGGCTGTCCATTGAGAGGGCAGGCTGGAAAACATAATTTCCGGCGGTGTCCTTCAACTTGCGAACCTGACCAACGGACTTACCGTTCATCATCCAACCAACACCTGGAAGGTTGCGAGCTGCACCATCCAAGGAGTAGAGGAGGTCAATGAGGTTGTCTGCGGTGAACGCTGTTGCGGTGCCTGCGGTACCACCAACGGACGATGCCGTGACGATTCCGTTTGCTGTGTCAGTTCCCGAACCAACAGTCAACGCTGAACCAACAGCAAAGCCGAGTGCGTTACCAACCTGATCTGCCAAGAATGACAACATGTCCACGCCTGAGTCTTCAAGCAGTTCAGTTGATACTTGGGTGAGGAAGCTGTACTTGAACGCGCTCAAAGTGATGAACGAGTTAAATACTGGATCGGATTCACCGATTGCTGAACCTTCGCCAGTAACAGTTCCAACCGAGTACGTTGACAACGATGGGATTTGGAGGTTCTCTCCACCAGCGGTGTTCAACACAGTTGAAGTCTGCAATACAGGTGCGATCAAACGCGCACGCATGATGACCTGATCGTAGAACGAAGTTGGCACAGGCGAACCGGTGCTTGACTTCAAGATGTCACGCTTTTCAAACGTGTGGTTACGCTTCTCACCTGTGAACAATGAACGCAGTTGCGCTACATCGTCGCTTACTGGTGCGCCTGCAATAGGACGAACCTGATCGGCAATTTCACGGGTTGCTGAGTCCATGCGCAATTCACGAGCTTCGTCTTCACGAAGTTTCGCGATGGTCTGCGCACGCTCATCCAATTCCTTCGAGATTCGCTCGTAGGTTTGGGTTTCTTCTGCTGTGAGGTCACGCTTCTCTGCGGTGGCTGCATCCAAGATTGACTTGGCTTCATTCCATGCACGATTGCGAATCTCAACCTGACGGTCAATATATTCTTTCATGATGTTTTCCTTCTCCCCGTAGGGATGATGTTGATGTTTGGATACGCAGGAGATTTAACTCAAATCTGGTACGGCTCCGTACACAGCAACATCGAAGGAGGCTCCTCGCATTCGACGCAGTAACGAAAAGATTACTAGAAGTTCTTCAGCAATTCAAGATGCTTCGCCAACACACCAACGCTCGCAGGAGCAGACTGTGGTGTTGGTTCAAGTTTCGCAACTGTTTCACGCAACAACGCAGCATGATCAGGTGCCAAGGTTTGACCTGATTCCAACGCTGTTATCGCAACCGCAAGCTGATCGGCATCGATACCGGTGCGAGTAGCAAGCGCATCAAACGAACGAACCGAAGCCGATGTCGCTGCATACGCTGGGAAACCAGTAACCACCGAAACTTCATAGAGTTTGATTTGACGCAACTCACGGGTCATACCGTCATCACTCCAACGGTCACCACCTTGAGGAACCGTGAAACCGAACGACATCGAGTCAACATCTTTGCGTTGCATCAAAACCGACAGGTCACGACCAACGGTTGTATCAGGCAAATCGGCCTCAACAAACAAACCTTTAGAATCCTCAACCAAACGCATGGTCTTAGCCCTAGTGGTAGCCAACAGCATTGACGAATCATGGTTCATGTACATACGGATATTGTTCCGTGACTTCAACGACTTAGCGAACGCTCCAGGCATAATGCGCTCGATGAACGGTAGTGGCTCAGAGTCAGAGTTAAATACTGCTGCATAACCACTAAAGGTCATGCCGTTGCCCTCTACGGCTGCACGAAGTTCAAAGTCATTGAATGTGATGCGACGTGTCTCAACCTGTTCAGCCATACCTGAAACATTAGCAACAAAACCACCAAGCGATCTAGAAGACTTCGGATGCTCCTTCGGGAGAAGGTCATTGTCGCCAACATACTTGTCATTCTCAGGTCTGCCGTTACGCAACAAATACAAGAACGCATTGACTCGCGCATAAGCCCATTGGTCACGAGTCATGCCTGGACGATGCGAAACGGAATACGCTCCAGCACCACGACGGAACACAGCCCGCAACATTCCAATCGTTGCACGCTGACCAGGGTTGTCGCCAACCTTGTCATTGTGTTCCTCAACCTTGTTCGCCAAGCCTGTCTCAATCGCCTCAGACAACTCAATCGTCCCAGCACCAGCAGGAGAATCAGCCGAGCCAGGAGCGTTCTTATCTGACCCTACGATTTGATCCTTCTTCGGTGCCGGAGCGTCAGCTCGCTCATCCTTGATCTGTTCGGATTTACGCGCAAACCAATCCATCGCAGGTTCAGGATTTAACGGGTTAATCCCCCAAAGATAGAAGGCCACAGCACCAGCACCAGGGAACTCCTTGTCATCAGCGTTCGAGTTCTTCGCAGCATCCAAATCAACCATGTGACGTGCAGCCCAAGCGTTCGCACGAATCACCTTGTCTTCTGTGATCCGACCAGCAACCATCTCACGAGCTTCACGAACAGTCGAGGCAACAATTCCCGCACCCGCCAACTTCTTACCGTAATAGTCCAAACCTTTACGCGCAGCCGATTTAATATATTCAGGCAAGTCAAGATTGACCTCACGAATATCGACACCGATTTCCTGTTCATCTTCAACCTCAACATCGGTGGACTGCCAAGCGTTGCAATAGAACGCACCGTCAACAAAGTCATCCCACTTTTCACACCACGCTTTAGTCCCATCATCGTTCTGGCGTGACTCATCGTAAAACACACAGTTCCCACACGCACGACCTTCAGGCACATCCTCAGCTAATGCCGGACGATAGTTGTCTGGTAACGCCCGCTCGCCACCTGGCTCCATCTCCTCAGCAATAGACACAGCTACCATCTGGTCAATCGCATCCTGCTTCGTCATGTGGCAACCAATGACTTCGCCATCTTCCTTTTCTACAGCCCAACCAGCACAGTCAGCGTTCTTGTCAGAAATAAAGTAAGGCATCAGACAGGCTCCGTCAACCAAGAAACAACATGACCAGCTTTACTTGAAACAGCGTAAAGCAAATCTGTTGGTGAAACCGTCAACTGCAACATCACACCTTTATCCAATTTCAAACCATTTGACGTGGTGACAGCAGAACCACCAATGTAAACAGCGTCCGTGTTGTCGTTGTTATGAATCATCAGACGATACGGGTTCCCACCATTGGCACCAATCAACACGCCGTCAATGACAGTCGCAGTCGTGCCGATAGAAGTTTGACCGCTATAGAACGCCACTACTCAACCTCATACGCTGACTGCGGGTCAAGTGGTGCGACAGTAGAAATCGGTTGTAACTGAGTTGATGGGAGACCTGTGTGAGCAATCGCAGGAAGATTGAGCGACTTCAAAACGTCAGCAGGATTAAACCCAGCGAGAATTAGACGCTGTGCAATAAGACTCTTTCGGTCTAGTTCAGCCAAGTTCGCAGCATTGATGTCCACGTTCGCCAACGGCACACGATACGAATCTCCACCATCCACAGGAGGCATGTCCTCTAGACGATGAATGTCGTTGATTGACAAGAAGCCTGACTGGAGACCCGTTGAGAACGATGTGTACCGTGACGCTTGGTCACCGCGCAACAATCCATCCACATTGAACTTCATGAAGGCACGACCATCAAGCAAACGGGAATACCCTTCCTCGATCTTCTCGATGTAAGGCCTGAGCGTATGGGTCACATACTGGATGCCGTTCTGCTCAACCGAGGCATACGACATCGCACCAGGCGTAGTCACACCCAGCATCGAAGGAGGTACACGGAAGATGCGGGCAATCTCTTCAACAGCGAAACGACGTGACTCTAGGAACTGTGCCGAATCATTGTCAACAGTTGTCTTCGTAAACTTTGCTCCACCGAACAACACACCTGGACGATGCGAACGACGCAAACCCTTATGGCCTTCTTCAAAGCCTGACACCAAATCTTTAGCCTGCTCACGGGTCAGGTTGCCAGGGAACTCGATGATGCCGGAAGCCGATGAGCCTTGACCGAAGAATCGTGCAGCGAACTCCTCCAACGCTTTCGCAAGACCCAAGTTTTCCTTCATGAAGTCAATGCGTGAAATGCCACGCATCTCACCAGGCAAACGAAGCTCGGTGATATGAATCATGTCTTCAGCCGAAATTACGTCACGACTTTCATACACATAAATCGGACGACGAGTCACACGGTCACGACTGCACTCGACCCTCTGAGGGTTCAACACAACTAGCGCAGCAATCCCCTGATCGTCGCGCACGATACGAGTGAACGAGTTACCGTTCAACATCAACGAAACCAACACCTGCTGGAAATGCTCGATACGAGTCACACCAGACTCAGGAATGTCCAACCATTGTGGACGAGGACGGAACGGTATACGAGTCCCATCCAAACGAAGGAACGTGTCAACAGGTAGCGTAGAAATTGAATCCGAAATCATACGCACACACGCATAGACCGCTTCAATCTTGAGCGAATCTTTTTCCGTAATAACAGTTCCGCTATTTGTGGTGACACTAAATCCGTCACCTAATGCAAACAAAGACTGCGTAGATATTGCTCGGCTTTCGTTGCCATCACCCAACAGTCTTGACAACATCACTTACCTTTCCGACCACGCTCATACGCAACCGTGAACAATAGAACCGACAGGCCGACAAAAATCAGCCCTAATGGAATTGCTATCAAGAATAGTCCAGATGCGATGAGCAGGATTGAGAAAACTTCTAGCAGGAAAATAAGCATGGCTCTAGACTACAAAGAACCCAGGCACAGGTGCTACCTCTTCACGTCGAGTCGCACGATCCACAGCCATAGACAACGCAATCGCAGCGTCAATCTTCCTGCGCGACTTACCCTTAGACAAACGAAGTCCAGCATCAGTCTGACGTGGCACAGCAGACAACACCTGATCGGTGAACATCGGATCGCCATCATGAGCTAACTGCTGATTCACAATGCACTCATACAGCGTTCCGATAGCAGGCACCATACGTTGCGCAGACTGCGGGAACTCCACCATCGGCAAACCATCATCAGCCAACGCCTCAGCCGAACGCTGGAAGAACGCTGGGTCATAAGCAAACTCACGCACATTGAACTCACGATGCAACCCTCGAAGATAATGCTCCACAGCTGCGATGTCAGTCATCGTCCCATCAGGAATCCAAATCTTGGCTCGAACCACCAGACGATGACCTTGCGGTTGACACAACACCACAGCAATCGAGTCATGCTTCAACGCCATGTCAACCCCAACAAACATCGGCAAGTCACGATCAACCTGAAGTTCTGATTGACATTGTTCCCACCCGCCAGCCGGAAGCCAAGGTGAGTCTTCCTGTCTGACCCATTGGTTCAACCGGTATCTGCGGAACGGAATCTCAGCCGTCTGATTCATGCTGACCTCCATGTCTTCCATGTCAAGCAAACCTTCAGCCAAGTTTGGGTTAGCCAAAGCCCAAGCATCTCGATCATGAACAGCACATCCTTCCGGTGCTTCCCACCACCAAAACCCGAACCGCTCATCATCACGCTCACCCGAAATAACCTGCTTACCGTAGTTATACAACCGTCCACAAATTGTGTCCAAGTCAAACCCTGCTGTTGTGATGGCAACAATCATCGGGTCTTTACGCGCACCCGAACCCAACGTCAACGCATCCCACAGCTCCGAATCGCGCTGAACATGCAACTCGTCAAACACCACGCACGATGGATTGAGACCTTGTTGAAGTTTCGCATCACTAGACAGCACTCGATAGATCGCACCCGTAGACGGAACCTCAATCACATCTCGGTACACCTTGCATACACCTGACAACGCTGGCGACTGAACAATCTGCCACTTCGCCTCATTGAACACAACTCTTGCTTGCTGTCGGTCACCTGCTGCCGAATACACCTCGGCACCTGGCTCACCCTCGATGAGTTGATAAAGAGCTACCAAGGAACCTAGGAGGCTCTTACCATTTTTCCTGCTGAGGCCTACTAGTGAACGTCGGTAACGAAGGAGACCGTCAGCACGACGCTCAAAAAGATCATCCAATAAATCAGACTGCCAGCCAGTAAGCACCAATGGCTCACCCGCACGAACACCCTTTGACACGTGGAGAAAAGTTCTCGCAAAATCGGTGACAAGCCCACCATCAGTCCTCTGGTACAACCTCGGTGTCGACCACGTTGGCTTTGCGCTTCCTGAACTGGTCAAGCTCATTCGCAACCCGAATCTCTGCCAGACCCAACCTTGCGCGATCCGAAGGAGTGAAACCCATCAAACTCATCCAAGCCGTGTTCTGAGCATCCATCTGATCTATCTGCTTCACCGCAGGATGAGTCACAATCTGACCATTCGGACTCGTGTACCAACGACGCTCGACATCCGACCCCAACCAATTCTCCAACTCTGCGATCTTGTCGAAGTTGGAACACAACCTTGACATCAACGGAGTGTCGTGCAACTCGCTCAGATGCCTCCGACCAGCCGTCCACAAAATCCCCCAATACGCAACCCCAACCTGACCCAAACTTGCTGGCGGTTCTGGGATCACCGACAAATCCACCAACGCCAACGCTGACTCCGGCATCGGTTGCGCAGCTAAACCATTCCGAACCCGTGCGCCTCTCGCACGTTTCCGTTCCAACGGTTCGGCCTTGTTCCCTCGACCCACACCCGTTGACACTTTTGGCATGACCCAAGTGTAGGCGGTAGGGGACTACCGACCACAAATTTTTGATGTATGATAGGCGACCACCG